TCGTGTTTGCTTTGTCGGTATCACCAAATCGACCTAAAAAACTACTTAATCCTGCTCCTAACATAATGTTTTATTTAAAGGTGGCTTACTCTTAAACTATTTAATACTGCTAAGATATCAACTTTATTCTGATTTAAGCTCTCAGCTGTTATTTCAACATACACCCATTTACCTCTAACACTACCTGATTGTTCTATATCATCGGTATCATTAATTGCCGGCACTGTATGTGTTCCTTCTCTGATTCTATAAGCATCATGAGTACCTAATATCATTCTGTCATATCCTAGATTAGATTTAAAGAATACAGATTTAATAGGATAATCTAAATTGGTAACCATACCCCATTGTCTATAAAGAAATATTGTTTCGGTATTCGCGTGAATGTAAAAACCTAATGTAAGTTCTTTTTGTACTTCAAAGAAATTAAGGATATCACCAGCATTTAATTGATGTAATCTTGCGCTTTCTAAATCAACTCCCGAAGTACCTGTTGTGATTGGTGCATAAACTTTTTCTTTAAAGGTTATATACATATCATTGTCATACTCAAAGTCACCATTAAACTTCTGACTTACTTCGTTATAAGATAACATAAAATTAGTTCCATCTTTAGTTCTTAGACGAATACCTGTTTCTTTATTTTCATGGTCGTAGTAAGCTTCAGTATCTATGACTGGATTTTCCTTTAACTGCTCTAGGTATAATAGATGAAGTAAGTTTTTAACTAACAACGGATCTTTACCTCTTACAAACTCATTTTTAGTTTCATCAAAAAATGTAAACCCAAAATCTCCATTAGCAACAGCTCGACGTATAGCAGTACCATATTTACTTATAATCTTATGACCGTCTATAATAGTTCCAGAACCTTGCTGTACATTTATAGAGCCTCCATCTTGGTCTGAAATAACTCTATCCATACCAACATAAATAAGTGAAGTCTGCTTGCCTTGTATTGCGTATACGTTATCATCATATCTAAATATGTTTGAAACATCACCCTTATTCTTTTCTAATAAAGCATAGAAGTTGTTTACTTTAAAAACTGTCCAAGCATCATAAGGATCTCCAGCTAACTTAACATCGGAAACGGCAATAACGTTACCCCTGTTTGGGTCGTTCTTTAAATCAAATGGTTTCGGAATATATGTTTTTATATTATTCTCATTAAAGTATGCATTGTTGATTATTTCGTTTCTAGTAGTATTGAAACTGTGTTTTGAATTAACTCTATAAAATTCATATCCATAGGTTAACTTAGGCTCTACTTGTGATTCTAAAACAAAAAGATAAGTCCAAGCACCGTTACGTTGCCAAACCTCTATATCTCCTGATTGTCTACCATTACCATGATTATTATAACCTCTTTCTTCAACTGGATCAGTACCCCAATCATTTTTAGTTCTAATACTTAAAGTAACATAAACATCAGCACCTACATCAAAAAACTGTGCATTATTAGAAGATTTTAAAACAGGTATTGTTTTACTAAGTGGTATGTATGTATTTGCAGTATAAGCCTGTTTTGTCCGACCACCAAATATAGATTCTCTGTTGTTTCTAAAAAGAGTTATTAATGGAAGGCTATCATAAACAACATGATTATCATCTCCTAGTCTTATTTGTGAATTTACAGTATGAATGTCTGGACCAACCACAACAGGACTAAATACATCTGTAACAGTTTTTATAATAACAGTTGGATAACCAGGGGAAGTAATTGCACCTCCAAATATTTCAGATTTTACACGACCATCTATATAATCCCATTTTCTTTGAAAATTACCATAGTACCAAGGCTGCGATTGCATCATAACAGCATTGTTAGAAACATCATTGGTTACTCCAAAAGCAAAGCCTGAGATGCTAACACCTCTTTCTAGACTTTCAGCACTATCAATAACATGTTCAATAGGCCCATTAATTACTTGTACGTATTTTGAAAACACTGAAACATTAACAAAATGAGTTTCCCATGTTTCATTGTAATCTTCTTCTCGTGCAAATCTTGGTAAATCTCCTTGATAGTTTTCTCCATCAACTTCTTGTTCAAGTATTTTTCTAGAAAACTTAGGATAAACCTCATCGCCAAAGTTAAAACCACTACCTCCAGAAACATCACCGCCTCTTTCTCTAATAACTCCGGGTGTGTGATCAGTGTTTAAAACAGCATAGATTTGAAGTTTGCACTTCTCTACATACTGGTCAGATATCTTACCGTAGATTATATCTGGTGAATCAAAATACATTAAAGACCTATTAACCATAGTTCTTTTTAAATACTCTATATCATCTGTGTATTGATAATCTTCACCATAAGTATCATAATTTATAAGTCCTTGCTTTTCATATGTAGGGCCTCCATTGTAAGGAATATTCCATTTGTTTTGAATAGCGGTAGGCATTTCGTTTTGTGGCTTACCATTTGTTTGAACTCTAGATAATGGGGCTGAGATACCACGACACAAAATAGTTCTATTATCTTCAGTTCTTTCTACATAGACAATTTGATACATTGGTATTACTTCTTGCAACTCACAAGACAATCTAACCTCTATATGCATTTTAATTCCATGTCCATAAAGAGTATCACCTACTACGCTTTGATTAAGATACCTACTAGAAGATATGATTATGTTACCTGAGTCTGTAATTTCTTTTTTTAATTCTCCCATATTCGGAATCATTAAATCTCCTAAAGGAATTACAAAGTATTTTGTAGAATCAGAATTATATATCTGAAGTCCTATTCTATAAAGTTCACCTTTCATACAAAACTTTACTCCTGTTGGCTCTATATAATCAACCAATGTTCCAGTACCGTCATAAATGCCAGTGGCTTTTTTCATTAAAGGCTCTGTAAACTCTCTGTAAGTTACACGTAACCCATTTCCTTGGTCGAACCCAATACTTTTACCTCCATATACCAAAGAATCTAAATCAACCGTTACAGGTAGGAATTGAATGTCATTATCAAATGTTTCTACATACTGATCGTTATTTGATTCAAACACATAATTACTCATGTCTGTTTGAATTAAATCATTAGTTGGTTTTAGTAGCAATTGTCCATTAATTTTCTCAACCGTTAGGTTTGGGAAATATGATGCGAAAAGTATATTATTAGCTTGTTGGTCAATTAACCAATCAGCTACTAAAACAGTAATGTTCGTATAATTAGCAAGTCCTAAGTCAGAAAATATAATTGTAACCTCATCCGAAGTTACACTGTTTTTGAAAGTTAAACCTAATGGCCCAAAGCAAGATATGTTTCTATATACTTTTTGTTTGATATAAACTAAAGGCTCTGTATTTGTAGGGTCTATGTATCTATACTTCCAAGGCTCTGGATTAAGAATACAGTCATGAGTAGCGCCAGTATCATCCCATCCATGAAGAGGGAATAAGTATTCAAGATTTGCAACAGACGTTGGTATTGGTTGGTCACGTAGCCCAGCCGCGATTAATTTGTTTTTCTTAGAAGTGAAATCATTACAATACTTCCAAGTGTTTTTATAATTTATAATATCATTAAAAGTAATGTTATCGGCAAACTCAGCTTCATTACCAAAGTGATCAAATTCTACAACTGATTTTACCGGCTTACGTCCTAAATTACGAATCGCCGTAGGAGGTCCAAATGCCTCTAATTCTATAGCAACACATTCTACTTCCGCAGAATCTTCAGGATCTATAAGATTTACTTTTATTCGAACTTTTTTATCAGTAGCTTCTGAAAAGTCACCCCCTCTAAATTCAACAGGAGTATTTTCAACAAGTATTCTTTGTACTTCTGAAGTAGGTGAGAATTCACTTAACTGTCCGTTTTCTGAAATAATACGATAACTATAAACAACAGTCATTGATTTTATTTGTCCTCCTTCTTCTATGTTTAATACTTCTGGTTGAAGTAATACATTGTTTAATACCTGGTTAAATTCATCTGACGTTCTTGATGGCAAATTAACATCATGAAGATTTACAACTCTTCTTACATTAAAAGCATCAGTATAATAAACTGGCTTTCTGAATTTGTTTTCCTCAACTCCTTCAGTAGTTATTTTTGCTTCTACAGGCCAATTCTGAGCTCCTATCCACCTTAATTCTCCAACAAGGTTGTAATTGTCATTTAATCTCATGCTGTAAATAGCATCCCAATAAATTTCATTGTTTACTGGAACCTCAGCAATATTAATAGAACATGCAATTGGATTTTGAACATTAGCGTTTACTCCGTAATATTCTGAAAAATCAATTTGATCATCAGTACCTCCATCACAAACAAGATTATCTTCGAATTCTGTTTCAGATGGTGGATTTATTATTTTATTATAAGTACTTGTTGCTTCAATTGAATTAACAGAAAACTCATCTACTATATCTATTTCCGTAGCTCCAACAGAATCTACGGTTATAGTAAATAAGTCACTATTTATTGTTGAGATATCTTCTGTTATTACAACAGGCTCTTTTGACCCACCTTTTAAAACTTTTGCAAAAACAACTATTTCATCTTCGAAAACATGAACTCCTAGATATTTAACTATCTCTGTATTTTGATAAATAAGTTTTGATCCAACACCTCCGGAGAAAGAGAAAACTCCATCTTTAGAATAGAGTCTACCGTTAGTTGCTTTTTGGTAAGTGTTTTTAGCCTCAGCCGCATTAGTTAAATCTGAAGAGTAACCACCTTCTAATGTTTTGACTAGGTTAAAATTTACCATTTTAAAGTGTTTTATATTCTATTCAAAATTACTAATTTATTTTTAGATAAGTATAATCATTAAAGCTGCTGTAATTAATCCTCCAATAAAACCGCTAAGACCCCACCATATCTTTTGTGACTTCTGTTTCTTAACTTGTCCTTCAAGGCTTCCTATTTCTAATTTATTATTGACATTATTAAGAGAATCTTTTTTAGCCAAACTTCTTATATTCCCTTCTAAGATGGGAATTGTAACAACTTCTAATTGGTGAATGATTAATTGATCAGAAGCTTCAATCATTTTTAAAGCATCAATACGCATTTCTAACGTAATGACCTCTTTCTTTTGCAAGTTATACGCTTCAAGTAATTTAGCGAATTCACCAAGCTTCTCATAAGTAATGTCTCTATTTTCGGAATAGAAAGTCGTTTGCGAGTGAATCCAAGTACTGTTGAGTATAAAGCTTATAAAGAATAACATCGTAATCTTTTTGAAGGGCTTCATATTTTCGTTTCCATTTTAAGTCTGCATTAATATAAACTATTTTACTTTCTCTAATTTTCCGAATAGAATCATCGCTTTTAAGCCTGTCTCTTTCGCCTCTCGCGATCAAAGTATCTTCTATAACGATTAAGCTATCATTACTGCTTTTCCATTGCTCTACGATGTCTTTGTGCATTTTCCATCCTAAACCACCGCCACCTAAAGAAAGTAGAAAGAGGCACCCTAAAATCACTATCCCGATAATCAAATACTTTTTAGAATTATCCGCTCTCTCTTGCATCTATTGTTTTGATTTAAAAACGTCCATTGACATTGCTGCAAATCCAGCCGTAATTATACCTAGTATTAAAACGTCTGTAACATCCCCTTTCTCTTCTATAAAGTATTTAGCAACTCCCATAGCAAGACCAATAAGAACAGCGATTGTTCCCATTACTCTCTTAGGAGATAGTTTCCCACTTGAGTCTGTAAAAAAAGTCTTTTTAGTTTCCATTTCTATGATATATTAATTCGTGATTTTTAACCTTTCTATCTGTTCTAGAATTAATCCATCCTTGTCTAGTAACACCATCCTCTCTAACATCTGTTATTTCTCCACGAATATATTTGTCCTCTTTAATTACCTCTCCACGCAAAAGACTTATTTCTCTGTCCATATCATTGCGTAATCCTCCTACTTCAGCATCAATCTTACTACTTATCCCAACTAAACCAACCCAGATACCTCCTAAACTAAAAGCTGCTACTATTAACATAGCTATTGCCCCTATACTTATATTTATTTTATTGTTAAATTCTGGTGGTGGCATATCTTATGGATTGAATAAATAAACTTTTGAGTTTTTTTCCTCGTCGATGTCGTCTAAATGTACCCAAGAAACACCGTCCTCTAATCTAATTTTGAATGGGAATAATTCTGAATTACTTACAATCCAATCCCTGACCTCCTTTGCCGTCATTTCTTTTACATCAAAATCGAACGCCCTTCCAAGTATATGCGCTGATATATATAACTGGTTTCTTTCCGCTTTATCTCTTACAAGTGGTTGGATATTTGTCCTAAGACCTCTCTGCTCTCTACTTCCGCTATTTACTGTAATAGGCTTATCTATATTAACTCTTACAATAAGCAATGCGTGTAGTGCATTCGTTCCAAAGAACCTCCACGCTTTATCACCGTACTTCTTAAAAGTTCTACTACCTACAAGTTCGTGTATTCCAAAATACTTTTTAATTTCAGTTAAAATTTCTGTTCTTGTCATTGTTTTTTATTTAAAAATTCAGCTTCCCAACCATTCATTTTAGGTTTCCACATTACTATAAATTCTACCCTCTTACCACTTTTATTTACAATAGCGTGTTTTTCTCCTTTTTTAAAGTGGCAACTATTTGGAAACTCAATAAGACATTCTTTTTCTTCTGTTATAACCTCCCAAATAGCCCCTTTAGTTATCGGTATAAACTGTTCGCAACTATCTAAATGAAAGTGGGGAGGAAACACACTATCTATACCAAACTCATAAACACAAGCTGTTACGTTATCATTTCCTGTAATATCTAGTTCATACCAATAATCGTCTTTTGTACCCGGAAACTTGGTTCTTTTTTTCGGTATTACAGGAATGCTAACTTGGGGGATCTCCCGAAACCCTGCCATCATATTGAGCCGAAACCCTGCCCTTTTTTTTGATAATTCCTTTTTGTGTTTCATTCTTTTAACTTGTCAATCTTGTCAGAATTTTTATCTATAATCTTAACTAATTGTGTCAAAGTTATATTTACGTTTTCAATTAAAGCTATATTCTTTTCTCCCTGTAACCTTGAATAATCTCTCTCATCCTTTAATTCTGTCTTTAATAATTTATGCTCTACTTTAACGTAAGCCAATAATCCTAAAATAAAAACTATTAAAGAGTATATAATCCAAACATATAATTGAGCTGTTCCCTCGCTTGCTGGTGGCATCGGCTCTAATTGCCACATTAAGGTTAATATCATATTTTATTATTATGTGCTCGCTTGCTACTCACACGTTATTAAAATCATTTATTGATTTTAAACAATGATCCTTATCTAATATATCCAAAAACAAACACATCCCAGAGCCTATTTTAGTTAGTGTTCCGTCCCTTTGGTTTTTACCTAAAGCGCTGGAAATAGTTTCTCTTTTGTCTCCAAAAAGATAACCGCCTTCTTTCCTAAAAAGTAGATTCCAAGTTGCTCTGTAAGCATAGTTCCCAAAGACGTCAACTGCGATAGCGTGTTGCTTCCAGTACTCATTAGTAACTATAAAGAACCCTTTCGCTTTGACGTGTTGAATCAAAACGATAGGGAAATTTATAATCCACATTATTGAGAATAAAATATATGATATGAAGGCTAAAATAAATCCCAATTAAACCAATATCTCCCAATCCTGAGCCGTTGTTCCGTATATTGGCTCTCCTTGCGTTACAATTAACATCGCTCTTCCTTGCAAAATACTTAATTGTGAACTAAAACTTTCACCTATTTCTATTGGGTCTCCAATTGCAACAAATAGCCCATCAATCATTTCGTAAGAATAAAACACTGCTCTACTAACAAGTTTTTCAACAACTGTCAAAACATCTATTAAAATCGTTTCTTCTGGATTGTCAGGGTCAACCACTTCTGTTTCTATGTATTTAACTGCTGTATCTGTTACAATAGCATTGAACCCGTTTTTTCCTTTTATCTCGTCAAAGCTGTCAATTGCTACTTGAACTAGACAAGCCTTTCCATCCCTAGTCGTGTATGCATTTACTTTTGTTATGATTTTGCTCATTTTAATATTTGTTATTTAATTTACGTTAATCTTCTATGAACGGCGCCCGTGGAACTATTTATATAGCCGAAGCCTACCGCTACCCCGCCAGTATTTGCGGCCGCGTCGTCGGCGTACGAACCTAGGCCGGTAAGGTCTAGTTTTCCCATTTTCACAATACCGGGAAATTCTGCTTTTGCGCCGTTGGCGTCCGAAGTTGTCATTATTAGGACTTCGTCTTCGGAGGAGGGAAGGTCTTTTCTGTTTTGTATAGTAAAAATAGTTTTCGCCGTTCTACCTGAGTATGACCCCCTATTTCTAAACCGTATAATTTTTTCGTTTGTGTCTACGCCAGATAAGGCTTGAAGCAAAAAGTCGTGTCCGTTATTTTCGTCTTCGTGTCTTAAAACCGCTATAACTACTAATTTGCTTTCTGCTTTGCTGTAAAAGCCGCCCGTACTTTGGAACCTATCCGAAGTAAACCCCAAATAGGAATGTACCCCAGCCGCTGCAACTAGCAAAGCGTTAACTTTTGCCCCGTTATTATAAATAGCGGTATATAGTTCGGAATAGTAGCCCGCCTGTAGCCTGTTAGACATTGCGTATATCTCATATTGAGTTATCGGGACGTTTGCGGACACGCTGTCGCCCATTGTTACCCCCTTAATAGTTAAGCGGTCGCCCCTTGAATTGTTATCGTTGTCAAAGGCGTTAAAACCTATCTCTAGTTCTCCAAGTATCCCAAAATAATCGACTAAAAGCTTCGCTAGTACTTTATTGTTTGGGGCGTCGAAAGTGAAACCATCAAAAAGAATTTCATCACCAATGAATTGTGAAATTCCACTTCCATCTTTTACATTTAATTGGGTTCCTTTGTAATTGTAAAGGTATTTTGTGACAACCATAGTTGCCTTTTTTTCGTTTATCATTTCCGCATTTGTGGAAAATTCACCATATAAACTGACAATAATATTGTTAATGTCAACAATAATACTTGACATCAAAGGACTGTTTGGTGTTTTTGCCTGATATGAACAATGACCAACAGTTGCCAAAATAACGCCTGTGTAATTGATTGTAGTTCCACCACCACCATCATAAATCAGAAAACCGCTTGCATTGTCTTGATAAATATATGTATTTGTCAGTACATTGTAATAGTTTGAGTTTCCTCTTAAAACTCCTTTGACTGCACCGTAAACCTTTATCACACAATCAATCAACTTGACTTGATTTGAAAAAACCCAACTTCCTGATGTATTTATGAAAGTGGCGTTTCCTTCAAAATTCCAATTTGTTCCGTTAAATTCAACAATTCCGTCAATAATAGAATCTTTAAATTTTACAAAACAATTAGTACTTGAACTCCTGACTAGTAAACTTTTAGCACCAACAGTGACATCTCCTAATTCAATTTCAATATTATTTGCTATATAAGTAATTTGAAATGAATTTGCAGCTTCAATCTTTCCTATTTTTATTTTTACACCTAATCCCGTTGTGTCTGATTCAATAAGTTTTGATGCAGTTGTTGAAATTATTGTTCCAAAGGTTAAATTGCAAATTCTTAATACATCAAAAGGTCTGTAAAGTGCAGTGCCTTCAAGATACAATGTTTCAACATTCATGTCAAGTGCTTTTGGAAGTTCAAGTCTTGTGTTTGAACCAATAAACATTGTTTTGACGCTGAAAGTCCAATCAGAACGAACCATGTAAATTTCTGCAACATTTGGTGTTGACATTCTTAAAGTTCCATTTGGAAGGTCAAACATCATGAAGGTGTTTGATTGAACAATTGGTTCATATAAGTCACCAACAATTGGACTTCCATCAAATGAAATTGTTGCAGTTTCCTTTGTGAAAAATCTGATGTTTTTATTTGCAGGAATAATTGCGTTTATTGGATATGTTCCACTTGTTAAAAGTTCGACTGTCCAAAATTTTGTTCCTGTTGGAATTGCTGAAATTGCTGAATCAATTGTTTCATATGGAAAAGTCACTGAATTTGGTTCTGCAGTTGCATCATTTCCATTTGCTTCATCAACAAATAATGTGTTTGCAAGGCTCACACTTGTCACAAAAGGATTTATACCATCTTCACCAACATTGTTTAATGTAGACGTTTTGTCTCGAACATCTTTGTCGGCTCCTGCTGTTGACAAATCAATATATTTAATATTTACAGTGTCCATAACAGGACTTATAATTTTAAGCCTTAGATTTTCTGTAAGAGTAATGGGGGTTAAGGTATCCTTTAAAACCCCATCCCACAATACTGTCATCAATCCACCTACATACTTAAAAGTAAAAGTAGTATTGAAAAAATCTGCATAATCTAAAGCAGCAAAATCCGATTGTACACCATTAACGTAATAAACACTTAAAACAGAGGTCGGATTTGGACGAAATTCAGCCCCATAGACTTGACTTCCAGCACCATTAATTAACTGTATGTCTGAAGTGTAATCGCCATTTCCTGAAGCACCAGCATCTCCAAGTGGAGTCTCCTGCATTTTCCATTCAAAAAGCCAATCTTTAGTATAGTCAAGTTCTTGTGTCCAAATTCCTATTCCATTTTGTTGAAAAACAGTAATTTTTGCTGCCCCTTCTTGCGAAACATCTAACCTTGTAAGGTCAATCCATTCACCACTAGAAGGGATATATAATGTTCCGCTTACAATTTGAATCTTATCTACGTAAGTAATAGCACCTGTTCCATTATTGTTATCCAAAGTAAGGTCATAACTACCTTCAGTAGCTATAGTTGTGAAAGTAACCTTAAATGTATTATCGTCTATAAATAAAGTACTTGTAATAGTATTTCCCTCAATAACGACAGTCATATTTTCGCTAAAATAAGAACCTTTTAAAATGAAGTACGTGGGATTTGATGGTAAAGTACTAACTTGCCTAACCTCTTCTAAATAAGGAGCTTGTAAACTTGTTGTATCTATAAAAGGATTTATACCGTCATCACCATTATTGATAAGCTGATTTGTGTAAGCAGGAACTTCGGGGTCTGTAGAATCTCCCGCAGGAAAAATTCTAAAGTCTGTCGTAAATACTGTTGCAAATCCTGTACCTATCTCCTCTCCTTGACCTAAGTACAACCAAAGAGTTTCAGTACCATTTTGAATAGCTCTGAAAATAACTGTTGCACTATTAGGAGTACTGTAAGGACCATTGGCAGT